AGAAGCATGTGTGTTGAGAAAGTTAATACTTGTTGTATGACCAACAAGGGTTACAGTATTTGCCGTACTGTCAACGCCAGCATTGGAATAAACAATTCCCATTCCGCTATTCATTCTGCACCTCCTGAATTATCTTGATTTTGCCCGCGTTCAGCTTGGTCCCCAAACTGCCTTGGATCTGTGGATTGCCCCTCAGAATCTGCTCTAGATTTCCTAGGAGCAATTGTATCATTATTAGAATTACCAAGCGGAGCCCCCGAACCATCCTTTTCCTTTTTTGTCGGGAAAGGCAGCGGTATATCGCCATCAGACCTTTCTGGCAAGCCCAGTGAAGACCGAACCTCATTTGGTGTAATAACTTCTGTTCTAAGATATCTGTCATTAATTCTAGACTGAATATCTTCATCTACAAGATCTATACTTCTAAATTTAATAGTGAATAGGTCTGTAAACTCCGCCATAACTCTATTAAGTCTTTTTTCAATTACAGATTGGTCTGGGGCAACAACCTGCATTTTAAATGTTTTATCTGCATCTCGAGAAACAGCAAGGTTTGCATTATCATAAACTCCAACTTTTGGAGCAGGAACTCTATTGGCAACTAAAATTTCATCCCTATTTGATTTACGATATTTATCAAACGATGCATCTTGTATTCCCGCTTCTAATTTTTCAAATTTAATATCACTATCAGCACCAATTGAAGCAGGGATTGGAATAACAAGAGTACCGTGATTTCTACCCTTAACTTCTTTTCTAAAATAATTAATTAATTCTTGCTTTGACTTATTACTAAGTTTTGCACCTTTAAGAATTATAGCATACCGAGGAATAGCTTTATTCTCAAAATAATCAATATTGTATTCTTTTGCAAATTTATCGCCCACAATTGCAGCAGCAGCAGACACTGCAGAAGGAATACCGTAGTACGTATTTTTAGGAGAGTAAATCTTAAAATGAATAATTTCATTTGGTCTTGAATCAGCGTTGATTGGGTCCGGCGTTTCTTTGTCGTTGTAGTTTCTAAAGAAGACTGCCGAGATTTTATTACTTTTTGCGATTTGGACGAAGCCATCTCTTTTTCTCCTTACTCTCACAAGTGTTCCTGGAATATGACCCATATATCCAATTTGACCAGAATTATTTCTGCCAATCTCTAAATAGCCATTACCAATTGTTAAAACATCTTGCCAAACTTTAATCATTGTTTCAATAAAAGTTTCTTCAATATTTATATTTTCAAATATTTCTTCTAGTCTTTCTTTTTCATCTTGTAATTCTTTTCTAACTCTATACAACTTTTCTTCACTATCAGATACCTTTTCTATTCTTCTTCTTGCTTTGAGTGTTTCTGAAAATTGAAAACCAAGACCAACTGTATTCATTACTCTAGCAGTAACTGATGCATTATGAATTGCACTAGAATCAAATAAGTCAGATAAATTATTTAAATCATAGGGCGGATTAACTATATCATAAAGTGAATATCCATCAAGTGTCTCTGGGTCAACATATTTACTTTTGGTTCCGTCTTCACCAACAAATTTTTTAGAAAGTTTATTCAATTTTCTTTTCATTTTTGGAGATAATGAATTATAAGATATTTTTAAAAATGGATCTTCGGTTTCAACTGTTGATTCAAAAGAAAAATAATTAAGATCTTCTATTTCTTCATTAACAATATTTGTTTCATCTATATGTATCATTTTATTTTCCATACTACCTCTTTAAATTATCAAAAATGTCTTCATAAGGATCCGGTACTAGACCATTTTGAAATCTTTCAATTTGGTCTTCTCTTTCATTATTACTAACTTTTCTTGCACCGTGTATCCATGCTATTTCACCCTCATCGCTGCCGGTCCAATATTTTGCTGCTTCCGTTACTTTTTTTTCAATTTCCTTGTCATTAACAAAACCTTCTGCAGACAAGATATTGCCATCATCTGATAGGGGTTTCCCATCTGGCATAATCCAAATGCAAACACCATAGGTTCTTGGCGGAACCCAGAGACGACTGTTTTTAATCAAATCATCATTCATTAAAACCATTGTACACTATTTTTATTAAAAAAAGAACAAAAATGGAGAATTAAGGTACAGCTTTTCCCAGTTTTTATTTAAACATGTCTATAGATGGTTCATTTTATAGGACAAGATCCAGCTGAACAATCATCAAAGTTGATTTCATGATTGCCAGCATTTTGTTGCAATGGTATTGAGAAATTGATTTTATTGATAACTTTAGTATATTCTTCTTCCGATATCTCCTCATATGGGGGAAGTGGGAAATTATGATCACTGTGCAGAAGAAAAGAAACAGATTTTACAGAGTTATCATAATTGCTTTCCAGCCATTTTTTGATTTCATTCAATTCTTCTTTTTTATAATATACAGTTACAGAAACAGCATTATCCGCCCAAACTGTTTGCATCTTTCTAACCCACTCAAGCTGTTGAATTGCTGTCATTTCATTTGCTAATACAGAACCATCTGGTGATTTACAGGGAAACTCTACAACATATCTAGTATGATCTTCTCTGCCATCCAACCCAACATCCCAAATTACCTTATAACCACGTTTTCTACATGCATCAACAAGTGGGTCCGACGCACCAAAACGAACTCTTCTTATGTAGTACTTTGCAAATGAAGGATGAATGCCGGGAGTCACGCCAGGTAATAGAGACAATGTTCCAGATGGCTGTACCGTTGTCAATCTAATTGATGGATTCCATCCTTTTTGCTTACTATACTGTTTATCAAATTTTTTTAGATTTTCGTATGTTTCTGACAACCAGGAGATTTTTTCTTCATTGCATTGAAGCACCCCAGTAATAGATTGTCCAAGTCTTGCATTTTTGTTTACAATTTTGTTTGTCTTTTCATATGGGTAAGACAAACGAGTAACTTGTTTTTGAATTTTATATAGTAAAATAGATATTTCTTTTAGTTGCTGAAGTGAAGTAACGTTTGGTAAAAAAATTGTAGATAAATTGCAAGATTCACCATCTGCCAGTCCAATTTCCGCACATGGATTAAATCCCTCTATTGAGTTGTCTTGAGAAACCTCACCAAGTCTGCCGACTGTTTTTGCAAGTTTCCTGTTAACAAGACCATACGGCTCACCGGATCCATCATAACCCTTCCAAAGTTCTGCTAAAATTTCTTCATAGGAATCTGCATAGATAGAGTTATTACTGTTCGCCCGCCAAGCAGGAACCGAGCCAGAAGCCCAATTTTTTGCACGAAGAAATAAAATATCATCGGGATCTCCAATGGCAATTTGTGCAGAACGCCGAGACGAGCCTGATACCACCACTCTACCAATAATATTGCAGATATCAAGGACATCGATAGAACGAAGTTTTTTATTAGATCTATTATTTAATACTGTGCAGATATCATTAATTCCATCCACAAGAGCCCCAGAGCCAGAAGCAGTACCCCCAAATGTTTTTAACTGAGCGCCAAACTCACGAATAAGAATTGTTGAATATGTAAAACTTTTACCGGTAATAAAATATGACTCAAGAACTTTGTGCAAGAGTTCCCGCCATCCTTGACGAGAATCTGGAACAATAAAATCTGCATCATTGCTTCTTTCTGCAGTAACGTAACCAACTTCTTTAACTTTTGGTAAATCATGAATCTTGGATCTTTCAACAGAAAAACCCACTCCACCGCCGAGCATTAGATAGTCAAAAATTAATTCAAAATCTTCAATTTTTTCAACATTAGTAAAAAAACAATTGTTCAAAGAAGTTCCAGAAAATTTTGAAACAAGTGGAGTGCCAAGCTGCCATAGTGCTCTTCCTGCAACGGTGCATTTAAGATTAAACATGTGATCAAAAAGGTTTTCCGCCTCTTCTTGTGTAAAATCTACACCAATTTCCATTGCCCCATCAATAATTCTTTTTATGGTTTCAACCCAAGTTTCGGTCCTGTCAGTGCCTTCAATTTTTCTGCTGTAGGTTCGCAGATAAACAACTTCACCCATCCCGCCAAAACCCCACGGTGGTGTCATATTTGTATATTTTGATAAAAAGGTAGACGACAATAGAGACATTTTATACCTCCTGAAATGGAATTATTAATATTATCTTATCAGTTTACAGTGAGCAATGGAAAATGCTAAGGTCTATATTAATTCTTCATAGTATCTGACGCGCTCAACTATCTTATCAGCAACCGACAGCCACGATTGCTCCGCATGCAGTATTTTTGCAGATTTTATTGTATATTTTTTGAACTCATCATATTCACTAACAACAGATTCCATCAATTCAATTAGTTGATCTAAATTAGGTGATGCCCACATACCAGTGTCATCTTCGAACTGTTTATTGTTCCAATCTGCTACGACAAGTTCCGCATCTAAAGGAATTGAATAGTGTGCAAATTCTTTACAACCAGTTTCATTCGTAACAATTGTTGGCATACCGGTGCATATTGCTTCAAATGGTATCATGCCAAATCCTTCACCCATTGTTGGATAAACCATACAATGACAAGAGTGATAAAGTTTTACAAGATCTTCCAATGGCAACGATCCTGGTATACCAACAATTTGTGGATGCATTGTTGCGGGAACAAGCTTGCCATTTAAATAAATTTCTGCAAAACAGAAATTACTGTATTTTAAATACAATTTATATTCTGTTGAGCCTTCGTATAGTTCTAAGAAAGCATCTACCACCATTTGTGCATTTTTACGCTTTGAATCACCACCAACATGTAAAAAATTAAATGTTTCTGTTATTTCTCTATCTACAATAGAAAACTCTTTAGATATACCATGAGGTATTACATGTATATTGTGATGAACATTGTGTTTTTCATATATTTCTTTTACAAAATTTGATGTAGCCCATATTTCATCACATTGCTGCATATGTTGAGCCCACCCTTTTGGTATCTTTGTCGATTCCCAAGGGGTATATCCAACTTTATAAGAATTTTGGTATTGATAGTAATAAGGCAAACAAAAATTCACATGATAAGGGATGTCATTTCTATTATAAAAAACCGCTACATCTTTTTCTTTCAGAGCGTTAATAGTTGCTATAGCCGCAACAGAGTAACCTGGGCTATACCAAAAAGATCCTCCAAGGTCGATCGAGCTTGGGGTGAACCAACTAATTTTTCTCATGTGAAATTACTTTCTAGGTTTTTTGGCTTTTGTAATTTTTGCTGACGGTTTAATTTGATCATCCAAATCAAAGTATTTTACGCCATTATTTACAAACTTTTTAGCATCTTCCTCAGAGATTTCACAAGTCACAGGCATCAGACTAAACATGCACTTTGATGCCGCAATCCAGCATTCATTTGCATGAACTATAGAAATAAATCCGGTATCAACTATTGCGGCTGCGCTATAGTCGTCAGACTCAACTATGCCTATGATTTTCATATACGGAGTATACCACCATTTCGGTTATCAAGGTATTCCTAGTATGCTAAGTATATAAGTGTACTAATTGTATATAAGTATACTTAGACTGCTTCGCATGCCCGCATGCGTAGCATAGCACACTTTTCACGCGGAATCTGTTTTAAAAAAAAATATTTTTGAAAAACCGTATTCGCCCGTTTTTGATGTATACTTGTCTCATGGTAAATTTATTAGTATATCTCGTTTACACAGCTTTAAACGGTTTTTTGCTTAAAACAGCGATTGACTGGGGTTGGAATCATAACATTGGTTGGGGAGCGTCTTTAATACTCTCTTTTCTGGCAAGCAGTTTTGCTGTCCTGCATAGGAGAGATGCAAATAAAAAATAATGTATCCACCAGATACAATTAACTATTCTTATTTGCACAATAAAAAAGTTTTATTATTAAGTGATACAGCAAATCCTTATTTATATATACTTAGTTTTCTAAAAAAATTAGAACAATCTGATGTTTATATTTATATTTGCCCAGCAACTACTTCTAGATTTGTAAAATTATGGATTAAATTTACTATTAATAAATCTGCTAATATTATTAAAGATAAACACTATAAAATGTTTTTTACAAATGAAATTAATAATTATGAAGTTTGTATGATATTTGGTAAAACAAAAAATCCTGACAGAAGCCTTCTTAGAAGAGTTTTAAGAAATATGTTATTATCTTATCAGAATATTACAATAGTTACTGAAAGCGGGATAGATTGTGATGAGAATCATACCATACGATGGTGATAAAAATTTAGAAGATATTGAAAGTTTATCCATCATTATAAAAACAGTACCTTTTGAAAACTCTTATGTTCCAGCCTTTTTTATTCAAAGTCCGGAGGAAAACTACCCGATGTCTTTAGACGAAATGAATTGCCTAATGGATGGAATAGAGATTGCAAGGAAATCAGTAGATCATATTATTGCTTTTATATTACAACATGAAGATGAAGATGAATAGTAAATATCATGATTTAATAAATCAAGGTCATATTCTTGGCGGAAAAATTAAAGACTTTCCATATCCAGATAAATTTTGCCCCTTCTGCATGACCAAGCTTGTTGTTGTTCAAGCAATTCACTTAAATATGGATAAATATCAATTTAAAGCTCTATACTTAGATCCTAATCCAGACTGTCCCTTGTATAACGATAATATAAGAAAAGCTTATGCAAGAATATATTATTCATCAGATGATGCCTACGTTGCATTTAATGATGTAACCATGCCAGTCTATAGGTGGGAGCAGGAGGATTTGGTTAGCTACTATAAGTAGTGGTACAATGTAATTATCTATGCCAGTTGAATCATGCTCTCTAAATGGTAAGCCTGGGTTTCGCTATGGCGAGCGAGGAAAGTGTTACACATATACACCCGGAGACAAGTCTTCTATGCAAGAGGCTAGGAGAAAAGCAAATAATCAAGGTATTGCCATAAGGGCTGCCGGCTATATGGAAAAAGAAAATGTTGTTGCTACAAACTCAATGGGATCTGGAATTAAAAATCCACAACAAGGGTATTCAAAACCAAAAAAGAAAAAAAGAAATGTTCCAACTAATCCATCTTTATATGCTCTAGTTAAAGCAGCAGCAAAAGCTAAATTTGATGTCTATCCATCAGCCTATGCAAATGCCTGGTTAGTTAGAGAATATAAAAGACGGGGCGGCGGCTATAGAGTTGTTTCCAAAAGTTTAGTCGATGTTAATAAAATTGCAGACGACTTAGACCAACAAGAAGCCCTGCTTGCAGAAATGCTTATAGCTCTAACCAAGAAATATGGCAAGTTTGATGAAGATGGAATTGGGGTTTGGGCTGGATATGAGTCGCCGGTAGAAAATGATGTTGCTGATATTGGCGTAAAGTGTGCAAATTGTGTATTATATAAGGGGGGCTCTGTCTGTAAAATCATAGACAAGGCAGTGCAGCCCGAAGGCAAGTGCAGATTTGCTATAATACCTGATGGGGTTGTTACAGATAACGATCTCGAAGATAATGAGGAGGATAAATAATGAAATTTGTTAATATTCCTGTTGACAATGCAGAGAAAATGGTCGAGCAACATAAATTTCTTTTAAAAGAGGCACTTCGTGCTGCTGCGTATCATCAAGAGCAGGTTGATGTTCTTTCTAAAGCTGTAAAAGATGTTACTTTTATGCTTACAGAAACAAAACAATCTCTTCCTGGTACAGACACCGGTTCAACCGGAGAGCCAGCGTCATCCGCTCCCACTCCAACGCCATTTCAAGATGATGGTGCAGTAGAGACGGTTAAGAAGGATTTAATTGAAACTCTTAAGCAACATGAAGACAAGCATGGCAAGTTTGATATTGATGTTGAGACTATTGCCGATTTTTTAATGGCTAAGTAATGGAAGCCATAGTCGTTGCAACAATTACTGCTGTGGGTGGTTTATTGGCTGTTCTTGTTCAAAAAGGCAGGGGTGAGAATAAAGACGACCATAGTAAAGTTATGGAAAAACTTGTTGATCTTCATAAAGATGTTCATCATGTCGAGGTTAAAATTGACCATGTTGAAGATAAACTTGATTCTCATTTATTAGATCATACAAAAATAAAAGCAAAAAAGAAATAGTATTTGGCGATCATTCTAGGCTTAGAGTATTCTGAAAATGTTACTCTGGGTGTATAGGATAGGTCGCCTTTACTATTTTTAAAAATAACTTTACAAACTTTAATTTAATTTTATTTTTTGTGCTACGATATTTCCATGAGCACAAACGAAAATACCCCAATCACCGAACCAGAAAGCCCCTGGAAACTTCCCTTTGCAGAGGTTGAAAAGCGCTATGCGGAAGCAGTTATCCGGTTGGGTGAATTTTATAACAAAGCAGAAAGAGAGGTTGCTAGCGTTTTTTATGGTTATCATAAAGGCTGGAATCTACCAAAAATTGTAAAATATTATTCTGTTCCTACCGACATTGCAAAAGAAGTTTGGAACAAGTTAGGATTTGATAAACAAGGGGGTGAAGTCAAAGTGACAAGAACGCGATCAAAGCAGGAAACGATTGTTGGATTTTTGAAAACCAATGTTGGCAAAGTTGTTACGCCAGCAGAAGTTTCTCAAAATCTAAATATTTCACTTCCAACCTTTTATAACTTTTATAATGCCAATAGGCATTTCTTTAGAAAAGTTAAAAGAGGCACATTCGAAATTCTCAACCCAGATGTTGAGAGAGCAAATTCCGGAAAATAATTTAGGCGCAGCCACTTTCAGTTATGATACTTAAGACTTCATGCTTTGATGTACCCATGACATGGGAGCAGGCTGCGTTTAAATCAGCAGATGAGCTTTGGAAAAGATATGAGACATATAAGAATTTCAGCATTCCGCCTTTTCTGGATGCGTTTGAGACAGAAATTTATAACTTAAGAAATGCAATTAACTATTATATTAAATCAGATTTATATCTAGAAAAAATTAGATGTTCTAATGAACAAACACAAAGACCGTGTGATAATCTAGACCGCGATGAACACAAATTTCTTTGGTCAATAATTGCAAGCAATGCAATTAAAGCAATTGATCGTCTTTATCCAAATAACAAAGCAAGGCTTTTGGACATTTTGCTGGTAGTAATAAATAAACAAAAAGATTATGGGCATCACAATGTTGCAATGTTTGGTATTACAGGGCTTGTAATTAGACTACATGATAAAATTGCAAGAGCAGAAAACATTATGAAAAAATCAGATATGGCAAATGCTGTTGTTGGAGAATCGCTACACGATACATTTTTGGATATGATTGGATATTCTATTATTGCCACTATGTGGTTAAATAATACTTTTTTATACGATTTGAGTGGTCAAAAATGAAAACTATTCTACACAATCATCTTATGATTCGTGGTTTTGCCAAGAAACCACCAATTAATGCCGAAATAACATACAACTGGTTAAAATATCTTGTTAATAAAATCAATATGAAGATTATTCGTGGACCGTATGTTTCGTATGTCACGGAATCAGGCAATCGTGGCACAACGGCATTTGTAATGATTGAGACATCACATATTGCATTTCATGTTTGGGATGAAAGTGACCCAGCAATGGTGCAGTTTGATCTATACACCTGTTCTTCTCTCGATGTTCCAATTGTTCTTAAAGAACTAGAAACTTTTTTTGAAATGGGAGATTATCAGTTCCTTGTTTTTGACAGGGCTGAAGGTTTTGTATGTACCGATGGAACATTTTTAATCAATGCAGAAAAATAGTATTCACATCGAACCCTGGATTAATTCCTATATCCAGATTGTAAAAAGAAAAATGAATCTTATTGAATGGAAAATTAATTTAGCAAAAAAACCATGTCCAAGCGACTCTCTTGGTGAATGCGATGTTGTTTATGGCCAACATGCTGCTACGATATCTTTAAATAAAAATTATAAAAAAGACAAACCGGAAATATTAAGAAATACAATCGTGCATGAATTATTGCACTGTTATATGTCCCCAGTTACGGAGTCAGCAACTCAAGTTATGGAGCCATTTGAAGAAGATGCTCACGGTAGAAAAATTATTCAAGCTACAACGAATGCAATAGAATATCAAATTGAAAGGGTAATTGATCGACTGGCAGAAATTATTTCTCCAACCATGCCGTTGCCAAAAATGCCAAATCTAAAGAAGGCAAATAAAAAGAAATAAGCTCTCATGGCGAAATCGGCAAACGCAGAGGACTTAAAATCCTTCACCTTCGGGTTTCTGGGTTCAAGTCCCAGTGAGAGCACAAACCATAACTGGGGGTTGCAAATGAAAGGTGGGAACTATGATTATTCCAGATAATATGTTAGTTCATATTCAAAAAATTTTTGCTGGCGAGTATGAGATTGCCTTTAATAGCCCCAATCCTATAATTTTTGATGTTGGCGCAAACATTGGCGGTTTTACACGGTGGGCCAATGCGCGATGGGCGAATAGCGAAATTGTTTGCTTTGAACCCGTTAAATCAAATTTTGAAATGCTTCAAAAAAATACATCTGATATAAAAAATATACAATTGTTTAATGTTGGGGTTGGATCAAGCGATAGAAAGCAAAAAATTTATTACGGTAAAAACAACATTGGTGAAGCAAGTTTATTCAAGGGTAATCAACAAATTGACGATGGTGAAGATGTTGATATAATAGCAGCGGCCTCGCTACCAGCCTGTCATGTTATGAAAATAGACACTGAGGGCTCGGAGATTGAAATTCTTGAGGCATATCAGCATGACCCGGCCGTGTATCTTATTGAATACCATTCAGAAGAAAATCGTTTGAAAATTGATGATTATTTACGTGGAGAATATATTCTTATGGGCTCTCATACCGATAGACCAAATTATGGAATTGTAAAATATGCACTTAAAAAATTAATTTCTGGTATACTTTAGTTATGTATGAGTATCGGGTAAAAAAGCTTTATAAAGTCGTAGATGGCGATACAATTGATGTGGATATAGACTTGGGTTTTGATATCTCATTTTTTCAAAGAGTTCGCCTTGCGGGTATTGATACCCCAGAGTCAAGAACCAAAGATCTTCTTGAAAAAAAGTTGGGTCTTGAGGTAAAAGAAAAATTAACAGAACTTTTAAAAAATGCTACCAACATCGTTATTAGGACAGAAAAGCCAGATTCAACTGAGAAATACGGTAGAATTCTAGGCTGGGTCTTTGTCGATGATTCAAAAACATCAATTAATGAACTATTAATTAAACAAGGCTATGCGTGGAATTATATGGGAGAAACTAAAGTCAAAGACTTTGAGCTATTAGCAAAACGAAGAAAACAAAATGCCTGAGTTAAACGCCTCGATCCCGCCAATCGAATGTTATGTCCGGGGCAACTTCCTTCGTAATCAAGTTGATAGTCACGAATTGAGATTTTCGTGCGTAGTATTTGGGGTGGCTTCAATCCCCGACAGAGTGCCCCTATTTCATTTTCTAATGGAAGATGGCGGAGTTTGGTGGAGAGCACCTATAAATGCGTTCTGCGCTCACCCAGACGCTCCTGAGGTCAGTTTATACGATCTTGTCATGTGGAACAGCTTCTCATCTCATATTACGGTTAATATCTTCCAGCACATGAGGGGGATGTCTATGACATATATTGACCGGCATAAAAATAAAATAAACGGTAAATATATGTTTACACTAGACTGGCATACTCCAGACATTAACATCCTTGATGGTGGCTATTCGGTAAATCCAGGGCAACACAAATGTGGGCATGTAATTGCAAGAGAAGATGGCAATTATGCCATCCAGCCCAATAACCGCATTAGGCTATGGGATCCATCTTATACCACCAAAAAAGGCGAGAACTTGATTAATCGATTAATCAATGAAACTTTATGGGATGTCGAAGATGGGGAGAAATGGATCACATCGGATGACAAAAGATATGATTATAATGTAGTGACTACCCCACTCCAACAGCCTGTTTTGTTTGATAATCATGTGGTCGAATCAACAAAGTTTTATGATTCGGAAATTATCAATAAATGGTATTGGAAGGACGCTAATGTTTAAAAAAACAACCAAATGTTGCAGACATAAGCCAGAAGTTTCTTGCAAATGCAGTTGCCATGAAAAAAAAGCCAATGGGAAAAAGAGATACAAATGGCTGGCACAAGAAAGACAGGCTTTTGCTGACGGTGTTCGCAATAAGGCACAAACTTTTACCAACCGCTATAAAAAAACAAATAAAGAAGCCTGCCGGAAGTGGTATTGGAAGAAATAATTTAAACTATTTGTAGTTTTTCTATATTGCATAGATGGCGTAGATTACCAGAACCCGTTTTTAAAATGAAAAATACGAGCTTACAAGCCTTTTATAGACCAAAATGGGGCGGGGTCATTGAGTGGCGCAAAAAAGACGTGTTCTAACCCCAAATATGCTTTAATAACTCGGTATTTGTGGCGTTTATCAAGCCTCAATGTATCAATCGGCGTATGAATCGGGGTTAAATAGGGTCGGGTTGGATTCGGCAAAGCGTTTTGCACGCCATTGCGATGGCGAATGGTTCTGTTCAACATGGTTTTTTTGCTCTAAATCCTCATAAAGACGAACAATATGCATACATGGGTCGTATCCGGCATCGAGCTCTCCTTCTTCGAGGTTGGTCATTGGCACTCCATCGTGTAGATAGCACACTGGGGGACCAATCCAACCCCGATCGAACCCGAATTTTAGCCATTCTTCAAAGTCCATGACATTAGAGTATAGCATTGGACCGTCTGCAACGGCTGGAAAACTCTTAATCCCGCATTTTTTAATACCTTATGTGCGAAAATTATCTTGTTATATACCCTACGAAGATAACTATTTATTTTACACCCCGCCATTTATACTATTGATTGGCAACTCGTTTGCTTGGGACCGTTATAGGTGAGAGCGCATCGGGCGATTGACTCGGTGCGCTTCTCATGTGTAGACACATTCTTTATCCCGCCCGATCTAATGGCAAACTTGAGTACATATTTTTAGAGACCCACTTAATATTTTAAACATTGATCAATTTTGTCTGTCTTCCCCGGTCAATTCATTGCGGGCGTTCAGTGGTGCGAATAGCACTTTGAACGCCCGACTGCTTGGGATAGCGTCAGAATGGCGTTTAGTATGGTTTCTAGGTCAAGTGATAGTGTTGTGAGCAGCAAGTGGTCGGATACCACTTGCGAGAAAGGAATGAATGTTCACATTCATCATCATCACGGTGCTGGTTGCCGTGAGCGCAAGCGCAACGACGCTTGCGTACATCTCCAGCCAGCGTCTCCGTCACGCAGAAACAATGCGTGACGAGTTCATCACGGATACTCGCACCTACATTCAGCGCAACCTTGCGTTGAGTGAAGCGTTGCAAAGCACCAAAGATGAACTGAGCACAGCCATCGATGCTCGTGAGATGTATCGCAAGTGGTACAACGACAAGTGTGCCGAGTTGCCAGCGGCACTCAAGCGTTCACCACGACCGAACCACAAGTAATACCGAACCAGAGGACGCCCCACGCGCTCGCCCCCCTCGAGCGTGTGGGGCGTTTCTCTTTGTCTTTTTTTTGTTTTTCGAGGGCGGGCGCTAGGTGCGCATAGCAGCTTGCACGCCCTTTCACACGATCAGTATGGATACAAGGTTTAGTACGATTTCTTGGCGTAGTTGTAAGATAATGAGTGCTGGTGGTGCTTCATCAACAAGGAGAACAACTATGCGACTACTCACGGAATGGAATGAGGTGAATAAGGTACAGATAGAACTTGACCCAATCGAGTTCATCAAGTACCTGCGCTGGCAACGGCGCTTCCGAAAGGTCAGGGCAATACGCAGGAAAGTTGAGAACGAAGTGTTCAATCGCTTCGGTATCTCATACTCCTACACAGCCCAGCCCAACGGCAAATACCGAATACACTTCCACATCAGCAAGTAGTATCAACCGCACCGCCAGCAAAGATTGGGGCAGAGCCGAAAGGCTCTGCCCCATTTCTTTATAGCTATTTCGATGGCGTGCGCCGGTGCGTATAGCATCTAGAACGCCATCTCTCACGGTAGATGCTGTTTCTAGGTTTAGTACGGTTTCTTGGCATAACAGTAGAGTGATAAGTGCCGATGAGATTACAACCTAGACACTCACGGTAAGGAAACAGCAATGCCAATCAGCACAATGTTCCCGCAGTTCTATTTCGGGAACATCATTATGGTGGAAGGCTCACACGCCTACTACCGAGTACAAGAGAATGCGCCAGTGGATAACTATTCACTGCTCGTTGTGTTGGTGAACCCAGACTTCACCATCGAACGACGCTTGATAAAGTTGGTGCTTTCCCAGACCCCACTTATTGGGCAATGGGCGAACATTGACGAGTTTCGGGCTTGGCTCAATCTCAACCAACACACGCAAATGACAGCCTATCGCAGGCTGTTCAGCGGGGAATAGGGGGGAGGTGATTATGGACATTACCATCAGCATCAGCGAGTATCTCGGCTACGGTATCACCGTTGCCGTGTTCGGCGCTGTTGTCATCGTCGCCTACTTGCGCAATCGCAAGTAGTCGGCTGTCACAACCACCATCAGCCAAAGGGAGACAAGGTGAAAAAGAGATAATGGGGCGCACACGCTTACCCTCCGAGCGTGTGCGCCCCACCCTTTTTTTGTCTTTTTGCAGGGCGGGCGCTAGGTGCGCATAGCAGCTTGCACGCCCTTTCTCACGATGTATGCCATTACAAGGTTTAGTATGGTTTCTTGGTGTAATGATACGCTGGTAGTGTCGT